CATCAGCTGGGTGTACTTGGCTGCGATCACGTCTTTGGACTGCATGCCGGGCACGATGCCGTTGATCACCTGTGGGGCTGTGATAGGCAACTGATCGTAGAAGAAGCGCAGGTCGCCTTCGCGCAGCGCTTTGCTGACGACTTCGGCGGCTTGCATGTTCGTCTCAATCAGTTCCTGACGGGACTGAGTGACCAGCGGTTTCTTCGCACGCTCCCTGTCAGCCGGGTACGACATCCAGTACATGTACATCTGTTCGAGCTCGTCATCGATCTTGGAGATCTCGTGCTCGGTGATCTGGATTGCGTTGCGTTGGTAGTTCGCGACGTTGAATCGGCGGTCATCCTGTGCCACGACTACGGGATCGGGCATGTTGCTGGTGAAGATCATGTTGCAGTAGTTCTTCACCATGTACGGCTCTCGGTACATTTTCCTGATCGAAACGATGGGTTCGACCATCAGATTCTTCAGCTTGCTGGTGATCTTCGCCTGCTTCATCGAAGCGCTGGTCTGGATTTCATCAACGACGACCAGGAACACGTTTTCGAAGTAGCCGGTGAAGTCCTGTTCCAGCTCTTCCATTCGCTTCATGGTCATGTTGTGCGGACCGAACAGCGGCATCAGGATGCGATTCATCAGCAGCCCTTTGCCCGTGCCCTGCGTACCGTGCAGGATCCAGCCGGTGTATGTGCGATCCAGGTACTGGAAGATACATGCCATCCAGTTGTGGAAGTGATCGACGATCATCGGATCGTCACCACACACGTGGTCGATGATCTTCTTGCACACCGGAGGCACGCGGGTGGTCTTCACCACGTTGAGCTTCATGAACGGACTTGGGCGGAAGACATTCAGTGTCTTCTCTCGTAGGTTGACTACTGTTCCGTCATGCGGATCAAACACGATGTTCCAGTCGGGGACGTACTCTCCGAGATCCGCGCCGTTCTGTTTCATGAAGTGGCGCAGCTGAGTTTCGTTGCGCGCCATGTTGATCTGCAGTTCGTCCTTCTCCTGGTCGTACCAGCCGTTGTAATACTGCGCACTCTGGAAGTCGCGGAAGGCGAGCAGGATGCGGGGGCTGTTCTGTTTCAGGTCGCGCTGGATCTGGTGGTAGTAGTCAGGAACCAGTTCTTCTGTGCGGTAGGTGGGCTCACCCTTGAAGTTGTAGATGTACTCAGGGTTGTTTTCCGGGTGGTAGTAAGCCCAGCTGTCACCGCCGTTCAGGTTCAGGTAGGTGAAGCCGCGATCCTGCTTGACGCCGGTGACGATTGCCACATCCGGCTTCTGCATGTACTCCACGTTCGCAGTGGTCTTGTACACGCTGGGCTTGCGCTTGGGCAGATTGGCCGCTTTGCGCAGCTCGTTGATCCGGTCGTCGACCATCTGACGGACAGTCGTGGCGCTTGGGATCACCGATGGCAGGTTCAGGGTGCTGCTGGTGCCATTGAACACGCTGATGCGGTGCGGTCCCATGGGGTCGGTGAGTCCGCCATGAAGGGACGGAGGAGCGATGTACAGCAGCTTGTCGTTCTGGCAGGTCGTGATGTCCAGCGGCCAGGTCAGTGCACAGCCTGTCTTGGTCAGGGCTGTGTCCTTGCGTAGTCCTGGTACGGTCAGGTTCAGGTACTGCAGCCACAATTTCAGCACAGCGGGGTGCTGAGGTGCATCGAGGAAGGCGAAGATGTGGCAACGCAGCCCAGTCGAATTGGGGTCCATGCCGTGGCTGGCGCTGTACTGAACGACGTAGGACAGGTTGCCCAGTCCAATGGCTTGCATGAACATGGCCGGGGAGGCGTAGTCTGCGCCATCCAGGTCCAGGCACACCCAGGCGGTCATCTGGTTGGAGTCGGTGCTGCCAGCGCGGGATTCAGCGTGCAGCGGGCGGTTGACTTGGCCTTTCAGAAGGCAGTGGCCCAGTGCACCGTGTGAAGCGATCTGCGTAGCCAGGTCGGGGAGACCGACGATGTCTTCCGTGTGGGAAGTGAAGGCGTACGCGTTGGGATAGGAGGTCTTGGTGATGGTGCCGTCAGGGTGACGGCGAAACTCTTTCACCAGCGGAATGTCGCTGGACAGGAAGATGAAGTCCATGGGATCTCGGCAGAAGGTGAAAGCGCATTCTGATCTCATTCTCTCATTCACACAAATGCGTTAGTGCTCACTAACTTTGCACTGCAACAATGTGAGAATGAGATGGAATAGGGGTCCATCTCATTCTGGAAGTGAGATGAAACACAGAATGAGATGCGCCAAGTCCTTGATTTCTAACTACTCTCTCATATCTCATCTCATTCTTTAAAAAATATAAAGGGTAAAGAGAGAAGTAGAGAAGTAGAGAAAAAAGAGAGTCCTATATAAAGGATAGGACGCCCTCAAGATTGAGATTTTGAGATGCGCTCCAGAAAGTCGTTGGTGAAGCGCATCACGTCGGGGGTCGCCTCCTTGTCTTCCATCAGCGTGTCCTTGGCCTTGTTCTTGGCCTCGTTGCGCATGTGTTCAGCCAGCCGGAGCAGGCCGAGTTTCATGGCCTGAACCAGGGCTTTTCTGGCGATCTCCTGAAGCGCCTCTTCACCGACGCTGTCGCATGCCTTCCGGTGGTACTCGGTCGTGCACTCGGGGTTCTTGCAGTTGCACGGCATGGTGCTGAGCTGTTCGAAGGCGTTGCCGACGATCAGGATTGCGCGGTACGTATTGGGGTACTTCTCGCGCATCTCTTCGGCTGACAGCTGTGGCAGTGCTCGGAATTCGGCATTGCCTTCTTCGTCTTCATCGTGGTCCATGTGTTCTCCTCTGTCCCATATGCTTCCTGGCCCTGGGGCTATACCCCGGGGCGTCCAGCCCCGGGGTGGTTGAGCGGGCGATTGGCGCCCGCTGTGGGTTAGACCGGATCGTCGTGCATCTCGGCGACGCCGCCGGCCGGCTTGTAGCTTCCGCCGAGCGAGCTGAGCGTGGCCTTGGCGCGCATCGTCCGCGCCTCGGTGATGTCTGCCACCGGGTGCTCGGCGAGGAACGCGTCGATGATGGCCACGGCGAGGTCGTGATCCTTCACGGCCTCGACCATCTGCTGGTAGAACTCCGGCGAGGCACCGATGCCGAGCGACTTGAACTTGTCGCGACTGGCGATCAGGTTGTTCCGGATCTTCGTCAGCAGTCGATCACGGACGAGCTTGGGCAAAGCCATCCAGTCGTCATCCGTGCCGCGGTGGTCGAGGCTGAGTGCCTCGGCCATGACGTCCGCGCGCCGTTCCAGCGCGCGCTTCTGTTCCCGCTTGGCGGTGTTCGCCAGCTCTGTCTCGACGACTTCCTTGGTGACGCCGAGGACGACGGCGCGCTCTTCGCCGGTGGCTCGGGCGCGGCGGCTGGGGGTGCCGAGGCGCTCGATGCGCCCGTTCATGGCGCTTTCGATGGACATCGGGAACATGCGCAACTCGGCGGGATCCACACCCTTCGGGTCGGTGATCAGGATCTTCATGGGATCCGGCACGTCGTCGAAGCGGGCGAGCTCGTCATACAGCACGAAGCGCAGTCCGTTGCAGAGCTCGGCGATGCGGTAGTTCGGCACGCGCACTTCGAAGCCCGAGCTCTCGGTCATGTAGTCCTTCACTTCCTGACCGCGGTTGTGCTCGTCGATCTCGTTGCGCTGGTCGAGCGTCGGCGTGTCGACCTCTTGTCCGGCGTTGCGTTTGATCACGTGCCAGTCGAGTTCCTCGACGATCTGGCCGGTGAGGGCGTTGATCGTCTTGCGCACGACGGCGGCGTAGGGCGCGCTGTTGAAGTCGCTGGCGCGCAGGTAGGTGATGAAGTTCGGCGTCATGCTGGCCGTCTTCTGGGCCTCGCCTTGTTGGGTCGAGGGGTTTGCCGTGTCTTTCACGGCGCCGGTGAGTTTGTCCATGGTTCCTGGGGGGACGATGCGAGTGGTCATGGTTCGTCGATCTCCTGATTCGGGTTGTCGGTGAAAAGGAAGAAAAGAGCGATCTCCATGTCGGAGAGTCCAAGCTGCCGAAGTCGTTCTGCTTGCTCCTCCATGCAAGCGCACCTTTCTTCGGGTGATACGTTGGTCTTCCGCACTGGGCGGCCTTGGTCATCAAAAGCGAAATCCTCAAGATCAGGATTCATTTCTCCTCCAAGGGACGAGTTCCCCACGTCCCACTTCCTGAGATCCGAAGCGCGACGAAGTCGCGCGTCCGCCAGCTACCTACTAAGGGCGTGGCCCCGCTCATCGAGGGGCCACACCTGTGTACTGCTGGGGAAGTACATGGCGCTAAGCACGTCGTGACCAAACTTGGTCACGAGCTCTTGTGCTTTCGAGAACGTGACTCCGTTGAATGTGGAGTTCATGCCCGATTGGTGGGTGATGATGAGTTGTCCGCCGTACCAATCCATCATGCGTCCTCATCGATGAGGTAAGGGCCCGCCACGTACGGCGGGTCTGACCAGCCAAGCCGGACGCGAGCGTCGATCTTGCTGAAGCCCTCGGCGATCATGGCGTCGTATTGCTCGACCTCGTCGAGGACGCGGTCGCTGTCCGTGCAGCAGCCGCAGAGGCGCTCGCGGCTGAAGTCGTATGCCACGAACTCGGTACGGCAGACGAGGCATTTCTTGATGCGAAGCTGCTGAACGATCAGCGGGCTGTCGTCGTCTTCTTGACGTTGCATTTGGTTTGCAACGTCGCGGGCGTGCATGCGCCGCAACATGCGGGTGAAGCCCCGCGGTGTTTTTGAATTGTTCATTGTGGGATCTCGCGGTTGACTTCTTCGGCGTCCATCTTCCTGAGCAAGCGCGCGTTGTAGAAGCTCTTCGAGCCTTCGTGCCACACGGTTGCCAGTCCGAGGTCTTCCTTCGGCACGATGGCGGCGTAGTACATGTGGTTGATGCGCAGCGTGAGCTTGAAGGCGATGGTCGCCAGCTGCACGGCGATGTCCCTGTCGCTGGTTTTTTCAGCGAGGGTCATGAGGTTGTCGATCTCGACCATTGCTGCGTCGAGGCGCTCCTTGGGGCTGGTGTTCTGAATGACGACTCCGGGCATGGCTTCTCCTCTTGAGAAGATGAGGTAGTACGGGGATGAGGAAGTCGTCCAGAATGGTGATGATCTGGACGACTGCCCCGAGATGTGATGCGAATGGCAACGCTGGCCAGAGCATGACTACTCTGGGGTGCGGCTTTCAGCGAGGATGTCGGCCTCGTTGATGAATCGCTTGAACGCGTCGCCCTGTAGCACCGCGAGGATGCGGATGCTTTTCAGCGTCGCTTGGAGGATGAGCTCCCGATCTTCGTCGGTATCGCCCACGGTGAGGGCGGCCTCGATCTGCTGTACCTGTGTCTTGAAGGTAGCTTGCGCGATCTCGATGAGGCCGGCGGCCGCTGTTGCGAAAGCGGCCACGTTGTTTTGGTTCTCTTGGTTCATCTCTGTCCTTTCAGGTGGACTGACCAGTTAGCGATGTGGCCTGGGTAATACAGGCCCTTGTCAACGTAGCCGACTGCCCAGCGGGCAGCGGATGTCATGCCACTGAGCATCATGCCGGCGACCGCAGCCGCCATGACCCCAGTGAACGTTCCCCAGTGGAGGACATATGCCAGCACGCTGCCGGCAATGTCCAACGCGAGGGGATAGCCAAGCGCGTGGAGAATGGTGTGCCGCGGCAGCTTCCAGAAGAGGAAGAGGAAGCCGAGGAACACGACGATGCCGGACTCGATGATCATCCGCGGATGTCCCTGAGTCGCACGACCGTGCCGTCGCTCATCTTCGCAACGACTTTGGAACCACGGTTCCAAGCGTCGATGACCCAGCTCTTGGCGGCCTTGTAGCCGCCGAGGATGTTCTGGACGTCCGTGGGGTCGACGCCTTCGAGGCGGGCGATGAGCCAGACCACGATGCTGATGAAGTACATCGCGATGGCGACCCAGAAGCTGAACCATGCGAAGACCATGGCAGCCATGAGGCACCAAATGGTGTAGTCGATCATGAACTGCACGAACATCGTGAAGAAGGTGTTGTACATGACGATCTCCTGTGTTGTGGGGTTGGGGTTAGGCCGCCGCGGTGGCGGCGGGCTTGGCGTTGGAGCGCTTGGCGCGCGCCCACAGGGTGCGGCGCAGGCGCTGCGCGGCTTCGACGCCGAACTTGGCGTTGACGGCGTTCACCGCGCGCTTGGCTTCGGTGTAGTCGCCGCGAGCGATGTCGCCGACGACCTTGAAGAAGTAGTTCGGGCGAAGCGGCTTGCCAGCCGACGTACCGAGCTCGGTGGGCGCTGCGACCGCCGGCTGCGCAGCAGCGGCGGCTTTAAGCGCAGCGATCTCGGCGCGCAGCGCGGCGATCTCGGATTGAAGGGACTTCAGAGTGGTGCGTTCCGCCATGGTGTGGCTCCTCAAGTGCAACGTGCGCTGACGGCCAATCCGTCAGCTGCACAGCTGCGATCCGGGCGCGCGACGAAGTCGCGCTGAAACGCAGAGCAAAATGATGAAGCCACACCGTAGCTGAGCCCGGTGAATCTCGGACTCGGCGAACCGAATCCGAAGTGGGGTGGGCTCAGAGGGGTGGGGTGGGGAGGGTACTACTCGTCCACAAAGACGTTTTTTACAGGGGTCGACTCGATCCGAAGTGGCCCCCCGGCCTCGCGTGTAGCGGCTTTCCAAAAAATATCGCAGAATTCGCCCAATGCGAAAGTCCGTACTCACTCCGCAAGAGCGCGCCGACAGCCGAGAGCCGTCGTACTCCGCCCCTCTGACGCCGAGGCAGCGCAAAGTCGCGCAGCTGGTCGGCCGCGGAGACTCTTGGAACTCCGCCGCGCTGAAAGCGGGCTACTCCCAGGGCGCGAGCAACGTTTCGGCGTGGAAAAACGACCCGCGCATGCAGCAGCTGGTGCTGGCGGAGCAGCGCAGGAACGAAGCCTCTGTGGAGATGACCCGGAAGAAAGTCATGGACGGCTTTCTGGAGGCGATAGACCAGGCTCGTGTCCAGGCTGACCCGGCCACCATGATCAAGGGCTGGACCGAAGTGGCCCGGATGTGCGGCTACTACGCCCCGGACGCGAAGAAAATCGAAATTTCCATCTCAGCAAAGCGTCTGGTCGACAAGTTCGAGACGATGAGCGACGAGGAGCTGCTGAAATATGCCGAAAAAGACATCCTCGACGTCGCCTTCACCGAAAAAGGCGCGGACGAAGCCCCGCAAGAAGCACTGCCTGCAGTGCAAGACTGAGTTTCTGAGCACCGGCCTCTCGGCCACACAGTGGAAAGCGAAGAAATTCTGTTCCAGGGACTGCGCCACCCTGCATAAACGCGCGGGGCGCGAGGTTCCGGAGGCAAAAATGTGCCTCCAGTGCTCGAAAACGTACGAAAAACCGGCCGATATCAGCATCGACCAGTGGTCGGCATCGAAATTCTGCAGCACGGAATGCCGCGGAGCGTTCAAGGGCACGGAAGCGGGTCGCGAACAGGCTCGGATCGCCAAGAACACCAGTCAGGCTGCCCATGAACCTGCAGCGCCGCCGCCTTCGGCGTTCGACACGCCCGAAATGGCCCCGCTGGCGAAGGAATTGGCGTCCCGCGTCCTCGCGCGACGCTCTCTGTTGCACTTCACGAAGAAGACGCACCCGTCGTACCGCGCCGGCTGGGTCCACGCGGACATCTGCGCGCGGCTGGAGCGGTTCAGCCGTCAGGTACAGGAGGAGAAGTCGCCCCGGCTCATGCTGCTGATGCCGCCGCGGCACGGGAAGAGCGAGCTCGCGTCCATCCGGTTCCCCGGATGGCACCTTGGACAAGCTCCGCACCACGAGATCATCAACGTCGGGTACAACCTGGAACTTCCAATGAAGTTTTCCAGGAAAGTTCGTGAGATTGTGAGGGATCCTCTATATAGAGCGATCTTCCCGAACACGATGCTGGATCCGGACGTCTCGGCAGCCGAGGCGTGGAACACGACCATGGGCGGCGGCTTCCAGGCCGCGGGTGTCGGCGGCGGTATCACGGGTAAGGGCGCGCACATCCTGATCGTCGACGATCCGATCAAGAACATGCAGGAGGCGGACTCCGCCTTGACGCGCGACACACTCTGGGACTGGTACCTGTCAACCGCCTACACCCGTCTGGCTCCCGGCGGCGGCGTGCTGGTCATTGAGACGTGGTGGAACGACGACGACCTGGCCGGGCGGCTGCAGCAGGCGATGCGCGACGACCCGAAGACGGACCAGTTCGAGATCGTGAAGTACCCGGCCCTCGCGGAAGCGTACGAATTCCGGAACCGAGAAACCCTGGAGATCGTCAGGCTTACTCCGCAGGTTGGTACGGATCCGACCCTGGTACCCGACATGCCGGAGGACGATTTCGAGCTGCTGCGCAAGCCCGGCGACGCGCTGCACCCCGCGCGCTACGACGAAGAGGCGCTGCGCCGGATCAAGTCGGTGCAGGCTCCGCGGATCTGGTCGGCTCTGTACCAGCAGAACCCGATTCCCGACGAGGGCCTGTACTTCCGGAAGGAGTATTTCCGCACGGCGCCGAACATCCCCGAGCCGCTCGACGTCGCCATCGAGATGGCCGGCCGGGGCGAAAGACCTCCGGCGGGGT